GGCACCGCGAATTCTTCCTCCACGCGACGAAGGGTTGGCGCTCCCGTACCGCCTAATCGATCACCACCCCCAACCCCACCCTCCCTCACGGCGAAACCGGTTGGAGCAATAGAGGAAATGAAGATGGGACCGAATTGGTACAAACGCGCGATGGAACAGCTCGATCGTGATTACGAAGCTGGCCTGATCGACTTCGGAGAACTGCACAATCAGCAGCGCGAACTCAACCGCGAACTTCGTGACGCCGCCGAAGAGGCAGCGAGAGACGCTTACGACGAATATGGCGGCTGGTAACCCCACCCCACGGTAACCGAGGTTGGTAAGAAGAGGAACGAGACGATGACGAGCGAAATCCCGGAAGACATCATGAACACTGCACGGGCGGTTGCCATGAAGATTGCGGCGGTTCTGCCAATATCGTCTAGCGATGATGTGGAGCACATAGCCAAGGCCCTTTTCGCTGAACGCGAACGCTGTGCATCTATTGCTGATGCGAAGATGTATGATTTTGGGTGTGTAGCGGGCACTGAAGCATCTGATTACGTTGAGATATGCGCAGAGCTTGCCGCTGATATTCGCGCAGCCCCGAAAGGCTGGCGAACAGACAACCCGCCGCTGGACGGAACGCCGATCTACATGCGCGTCATCCAGCCCTACCGGTTCCTTCCATACAAGCCGAACAGTCAGCAGTTTAAGCGCGGCGATCAAGGCCGATGGCAGATGATGAACGAATACGGCGGATGGGACAACTGCTCGCACCCGCTTGGGAACGAATGGTCCCTGAGCAGCCCGTTCTATCGCTTTTCCAAAGCAACCGCGTAACCGGCCCGGGTTGGTAAGAAGGAGATGGGCATGGCAATCAAGCTCTCAGAACTCATCGCAGCATATGGCGACGACAAGGTTCAGTTCCAGAACCTCGATCAGTGCGCCGAGAAGCTGAACATGAACAAGGGCGTGACGAAGATCACGTTTAGCACTGAGCAGCCAAACAACTTCGACCGCATGGAGAGACTTGGCCTCGTGGTCTGGTTCGACCGCGAAAAGGTTGCCGAGATCATTACCGCTTCGAAGGAGGTCGTCTGATGTACCTCGTCCCCCGCCACGCCATCTCCCGCCCTACTGCTTCCGGTGTTGAATACTGGGACGGCTGCGGCTTCTGGTCCGATCTTCGCGAGGACGCTGAAGAATACCGGACGCTCGAAGCTGCCGAGGAAGATGCAGCAATCCTTGGAGGCGAGGTGTTCTCGTATGAGCGCATGTCCAACCTGCCCGACACATTCTCAAAGCCGATCATTCAGCTTTCGCAAGCGAGGGTAGCATGAGCAACACGTTCAGAGCGCAGCAGGACATTCACATCTCAGGTTGGGAATGCGGCACAGAGATCGAACTGAAGATGGTCGTTACCTTCACGGTTATGAAGGGCTATCCAGCAACCCTTGAACAACCTGCAGAGCCGGCGACTGTTGAAGTAGACAAGGTTCGCTTCTTCGACGGCAAGGATGAACTCACCTTGCCGTGGTCCATTGAGGATCGTTTCACCAGCGCCGAAGGCTTCAAGGATTGGCTGATGCAGGAAGCCGCCGATCAACACGAAGCCGCGCTTGACGCTCGTGCGGAGGCTCGCCGGGAAGACATTCTCCTAAACCGCGAGGGCTTCTGATGACCGTAGTTCATTCAACCCGCAAAGCATCCATTGATGAGATTGCCTCCGAAATGGACCGTCGTGGAGCGGTGATTGAGAAGCTTGAGGCAGAGCGCAATCTCTACAAAGGCAAATATCGAGCCCTTCTCAAACTCATCAGCAAGACGCGCGCCAAGCTCGTGCACGTCACCGACAATATCGAGGACGAAGGCGACCGCCGGTATTTCGGTAGTTCGAACGATGCCGACGACTTGCAAGACCTCTACGACGAAATGATGTCGTGGGTGTGGGATGCGACAGACGAGACGAACCGGATGAAGAGCGACCCATACGCCGACATTCGAAAGCAGCGCGCTCGTGCTGAAAAGGCGGAAGCCGCAACTGACCAGCTTGCCGACAAGATCGAGGATCTGATCGCTGAGTTTGGCGATGACCCGAGAGCCGCGCTTGAGTGCGTTTCGGAGCATCTGAGCCTTCGTCGATCTCCCCACCCCCATTCATCCAACTCGTAGCCGAAGGAGGCTGACGTGACCAACAGCAAAGCCACCATGCTTCGCCAGTACGAAGCCCTGCTCGAAGAAGCTATCGACGACGAGAGCATATTCGCAGCCAAGATGGCTGATGCCACGCGCCGGCGGAAGTATTGGCAGCGCCGGATTTCCGAAGAGACCGGAGATGGCGACCGGTACGACTTCCGCGGAGAGACGCCTGTGTTTGTGGTGGAAGGAGTTCCCGCAAATGGCTGATGTTTCAATCCCAAACCTGACAGTAAGCTATATTCAGACTTCCCTCGACTACGACGAGGAGACAGGGCTCTTGTATTGGAAAGAGCGGCCACGCCATCATTTCAAGAGAAAGCTTGAGTTCAATAGGTTCAACAACAAGTTTGCTGGTCTATGCGCAGGATGCGTAAAGCCCAATGGTTACGTTCATCTAACTATTAACCACTGCACATATTCGGCGCATAGGATTTGTTGGGCACTTTACTATGGATGCCACCCGACTGAGATAATTGACCATATTGATGGCAACAAAGCAAACAACCGGATCGCAAATCTCAGGCTGGTTTCCCACGAGGAAAACGCAAAAAACAGGCCGTTATCCTCGAGAAACAAAAGCGGAGTCAGTGGTGTAGGGTTCTACGAAGGAAGATGGCAGGTGACGATCGGCGTAGACCGAACCGTCAAATACCTTGGCGTCTTTCGCGACAAAGACGAGGCTATCGCAGCTCGAATGCAGGCTGAAAGGGAATACGGATATCACCCGAACCACGGGAGGCCGATGTGATCCCCTGCTCTCTCCGCACCCTTGGCGAATGCCCTGTCCCCTGCAAAGACCACTGCTCTGTACAGCCCCCCAAGGCTCAGGAAGCGCCGATCCGGTTCAGAGTGCGGGATCAGCTTGTGGTGATCGTCTTCGGCATTGCCATGACCGGCTTTGCCTATCTCGCCCTTTCAGAAGCAGACCGGCAGTTCAAGGCCCAGGATCTGCGAAATCAGGAGGTGTCTCGTGCATACCGCTGACGAATACCGATCGCTAGCCGATAAAGCCTATGCGGATTCCCTCGAATATTACGTCGAGGCAGTAACTGCAGCCGGAATTCGCAAGGACATGCTTTTGAAGTGGGCTGAGAACCGCGAAGAAGACGGCGACTTTTACGAGAGCCGCGCCCAGATCGCGGAAGATGTTGAAGCCCGCAAGCACCAGCAGGTGGCGGCATGAGCTTCCTCTTCAAAGACGCTCAGTTCGTCCGCACGCAGATCCAGGCGCTGATCGCAGCCTATCCCGAGCTTGAGGAAGACGCAACGCTGCTGGCCGATATGCTCGACGGCGAGACGGATCTGTACCGAGTCCTTGAAAAGCTCCTGAACGAGCGCCGGGAAGCCGAGACGATGGCAACCGCCGTCAAGGAGCGGGAAACCGATCTCGTCGAGCGCCGCAAGCGTTTCGAGCGCAAGGCCGACGGCGTGAAGAAGATCATGCTGCAGCTCATGGAAGCGGCACAGCAGGACAAGGTGGTGCTGACAGAAGCAACGCTGTCGATCACGAAGCCGCGCGAGGGCGTCGAGGTGACGGATCTGGACGCTCTACCGCAGGGCTTCTTCAAAACCGAGCGCAAGGCTCTTTCCAAGGAAATTTTGGCAGCACTCAAGGCCGGCGAGAAAGTTCCCGGCGCGGAAATCCGCATTGGTGAGGCTGGCCTTATGGTGAGGACGAAGTGATGACGACTCTTGAACCGCGCATTGAGGCAGTCCGCGTGAAGTACGGGCTTGCACAGGAAGATTTTTGGCAGATCAAGCAGAATAAGCAGTGGGTATGCAAACATGCCGCTCTGGAGATCGTAGCCGTCAAGGCCGGCGTCGAATGGTATCCGCCGCAGATCATCGAAGCAAATGCGCCGGGGCTCGTCACGTCTATGGTTGTCACCGGCAAGATGGACGGTCGCGTTGAATGGGCGACGGGCGAAACCAACCCGACGAATTATAGCGTCATCGGCAAGCAGCCCGCCTACCCTTGGGCTATGTCGGAGAAGCGCGCGAAAGACCGCGTTGTCCTGAAGCTCGTCGGCATTCATGGGCTCGTCTATTCCGAAGACGAAATGTCCGGCATTGACGACGCCCGCAAGGAAGATGAGCAGCCAAAGAAGACAAGCGCAGCAGAGCAGAAATCTCAGATATCCGAGATCGACAAGGATTTGCTCGATGCGCATTCCGAATCTGACCTGACGAAACTCGTCAACGTGTGGGCTTCGATAGCCGAGCGCGACGGGTGGTCGAAAGACTACTGGGATGAAGCTCGACGCCGGTTCGCACGCAAGAAGCGTGAGCTTGCCGATGGCGTTGTTGACGATGTTGTCAGGCAGGCAGGCGGCACGGTCGTTGACGAGCGCGTCATTCGCGACAGCACCGGCAGAGAACTTTCCAACGTGGAGGCGGCATAATGTCTGGAAGCATTAACAAGGTAATTCTGATCGGAAACGTGGGTGCCGACCCCGAAATCCGCCGCACGCAGGATGGCCGGCCGATCGCCAACCTCCGCATCGCGACGTCTGAAACATGGCGCGACCGCAATTCCGGCGAGCGCCGCGAAAAGACAGAATGGCACACCGTAGTGGTCTTCAACGAAGGCCTCTGCAAGGTCGTCGAGCAATATGTGAAGAAGGGCGCCAAGCTCTATATCGAAGGCGCGCTGCAGACCCGCAAGTGGCAGGACCAGACTGGCGCCGACCGCTACTCGACGGAAGTCGAGCTGCAGGGCTTCAATTCGACGCTGACGATGCTCGACGGCAACGACGACAAGCAGGCCAGCCGTGACAATTCGAAAGACAGCTACGGCAACAACCAGCCTGCCAATTTCTCTCGCGATCTGGACGACGATATCCCGTTTTCTCCGGAGTGGCGCTGATGTCGAAGAAAGAGAAAGAGGCACCCCCAGTATACTGCATTCGCCGCGGCGAAACGCTCATAGGCGAAATGCAGATGGACCGCGACCGCATTGCCGAGTTTGCTGCGGGAGACCGCATCAAGTTGCATCTTTCCACTGGCCGCGCTCCCTCGCGCCTGCGCTTCTACTGGGCGTTCCTACGCGATGTTGTGGAGGCAACCGAGTGCTGCCCGAACGCCGAGGCACTTCACTCTCTGGTGAAACTCGAAACCGGCTTCACTACCCCCGTCAAGGTCAAGGGCTACACGGTCCTTGTGCCTCGTAGTGTTTCGTTCGCGTCGATGTCGGAAGAGGAGTTCATGCAGTTCCTCGCCGGCGCTGAGCGCTTCATAGCCGCCACTTACGGCATTGTCCCGAAGGATACGAAGGGAGCAGCAGCATGAACCGACTTCTCCGCAAAGCCATCCGATCCTGGCTCTCATGGCGAGCAGACAAGCGCCTATCCGCGCCATCCCGTCATATGCCACAAACAGGGCTCGTCTCCATCAGCTCAAGCGCAGCCACAAGAACACGCAGCCCGCCCTGAAGGAAATGCAGACAGCAATGCTCTGCGCCCTTCGTGGCCATTCCGCACCAGCTGAGTAGGGAGAGGATTCCAATGGCTAACCGCCGAGAATTTACCAAAACGACGAAGCGCGAGGCCCTGACGCGCTCCGGCATGCTCTGCGAGGCTGTCGGGCCAATGTACGGAGAGGCCGTGAATGGCTAAAGCCCTCAACATCAATCCTGGCGACAAATTCGGCAACCTTACTTGCATCGAAGAGCTGCCCCGCGTTCAAAAGATGCGCCGTTGGCTCGTAAAATGTGACTGCGGCAATACTATCGTGATGCTGCAAAAATCATTTGTCACGGCGCATAGGAAGTCATGCGGATGCGCGCCCCGCCTTGCTCCTCATGGGTTGTCAAATGAGCCTGAATATAAGCATTGGCTAAATATGATTTCTCGCTGCGAGAACCCCAACGTCCCTCGTTATCCAAACTACGGCGGGCGCGGTGTAAAGGTTTGCGAGCGATGGAGATCAAGTGTTGAGACTTTCTATGCTGATATGGGAAAACGACCATCTCCTAGACATTCATTGGATAGGGTAGATGTCAACGGCCATTACGAGCCCAAGAATTGCCGTTGGGCTCTCCCGAAGATTCAATCCAGAAACAAGCGCACTAATCGTTTAGTAGAGGTCAACGGGTGGACAATGACGCTCGCCGAGGCGGCTGAGAGATCAACTCTTCCATACAACACGATACTCTATCGGTTGAGGCGCGGTTGGTCACTTGACGATGCTCTGGCTCTTCCCGCCCATAAGGGGCGCAGGCCATGACAGATGTCGGTACCACCAAACGAAAGGCAATGAGCCCAACTAGGAGGCTTCGACTTTTTGAGGCACACAACGGCATATACTGCCTATGCCTGAAAAAGATCGATGGTGTTCATGAAAAATGGACGATTGAGCATCTCCGGGCTCTAGGGCTTGGCGGTGAGGACGCAGACAGTAACTGCGCTCCCGCTCATGAAGATTGCCGCCGCGTCAAGGATAAGGATGATGTCGAGCGCATCGCCAAAGCCAAGCGCGTCAAGCAGAAGCACATCGGCATCCGCACGGCTCCAGCGAAGAAGCTGAACGGCCCCGGCTTCCCCGTCTCGGAGAAATCCGCTTCCCGCTCTCCAAAGCAATCGTTGGGGTATAGAGCGCTTTATAGATCGGTGGAGGAGTCGAGATGAGCGATATCGATGACCTGCTCGACCGCTATTGGCAACTCGCCTACGCAAAAGGGCGTGGGAACCGTCGGCACGACACCGAGAACGGAGACGCGCAGGAATGCCGGTCGGCTATTGATGCGGCTATCCAAGAGATGGAGATGCGCGCGCTTGTCGCCAAACCTCTCTATAGCCGCCGACAGCTTCAGGAGCGCATTGCCGAACTGGAGAGGGCGCTGGAACGACAAGGCGACAACATGGCCTTCGTCATCAATCACGTTACCATTCCAGACCAGTGGTACGAGAAGTTCAGGCGAGAACTGGACGAAGACCGCGCCGCACTCGACGCCATAAAGGAGGGGTAGGATGACAGTCTTCACGCCAGCAACATTAGCTACGCGCTGGGAGTGCTCCGAGCGCCACGTTCGAAACCTTATCTCGAGCGGCCAATTGCCTTGCTTCCGCCTTGGAGGCAAATTGCTCCGAATTAAACAAGAAGACGTGGAGAGGTTCGAATGCCAGACTGGCGACTTACAAGACTCAACGGAGAGTTCTGCGTCACATGGGACGACCCGGATGGAATCCGCCGGCGTTATCGACTTGGAACAACCGATGCGAAAGAGGCGTCCCGCCGCGCCACGTCTCGATATGCGGAACTGACCAGGCCGAAAGGTACGAAGGTTCGCGACCTGTGGGCGGCATACCGCCATGCCAAGGAAGGTCTGGCTGTTCTCGTCACAATGACGCACACATGGAAAGCCCTCGATCTCCGGTTTGGGAACCTCGAGGGCGAAGCCGTTTCAGTTGATGATTGCCGAGCTCACACGCTCGAGCGCCGATCAGCCGGCATCAAGGATGGAACCATCCATACCGAGCTCGGTCATCTGCGAATGGTTCTGAAGTGGGCAGAGAACAATACGCTTATTGCTCGAGCTCCGTATATTGAGCGGCCGGCGAAACCGGACCCTAAGGAGTACCATATCACCCGCGTCGAGGCTGGGCGGCTGCTCGAGGCGGCAAACGTCCCTCATATCGCATTGGCGATCCGGCTGCTGTTGTCCACAGGAGCTCGTAGCACAGCCGCTCTCGAGCTCACCTGGGACCGCGTGGACTTGGATAGGAAACTGATCAACCTCAAGAATCCGTTTGACCGAGCTCGCCGTAAAGGCAGGGCGACAGTTCCTGTGAATGACATGCTTTATGCGGCGCTGATCGAAGCAAAGGCCTCTGCGATGTCGCCGTTTGTGGTAGAATGGGCCGGGAAGAAAGTCGGATCCATCAAGAAGGGCCTGAAGGCCGCCGCGACGGGGGCAGGGCTGCCGGAAGTATCGCCGCATGTGCTCCGCCATTCGGCTGCCGTGTGGCTGGCAGAGGACGGACATTCGATGTCAGAGATTTCACAGTTTCTCGGCCACAGCAACACCAAGATCACCGAGCGCGTATATGCCCGGTATAGCCCAGAACATTTGCGCGATCTGGCGTCGTCTCTAGAGTTCTGAATAAATAGTGCTCTTTGGCACGCCGAACCGGGGAAGGAGAACACAGGGTGAATTCAATGCCGGAAATTACCAGATATTTAGCGCTCTTTTCCCGGCGTTGCAGGGCTTTCATACAGGGGAACAATGTTGACATCGTAGGGGTCCACAGTTCGATCCTGTGCACGCCCACCATCCTTTTCTTTTTGTTATCAATCGTTTGCGGCTCCTTACGGGGCCGTTTTGCGTATTTCCCTACCGGTTCGTTGAACCCGGCTCCCGCATATGCTAGAAACAAATCGGGCCTCAAAGGTGCTGGTAACACCTCGAGGCCCTAACCGAAGCGATCACGGAGCGATCGAATGGCTGAACTTTCTTACGCACAAGTCAGTGCGCTTCTCAAGTACGATTCCGAAACTGGCAAACTCTATTGGCTCGAAAGGCCAGTTGAGCTGTTCAAAGGCGACAACATTGGAAACGCCGTAGCAGCTCGTCGATGGAACAAAATGTACGCCGGCCAAGAGGCATTCATATGCCTATCAAACTCAGGGTATCGGAAGGGCAACATCTTCGGGCGCCCATACCTAGCTCACCGCATCGCGTGGCTGTTATGCATGGGGGATTGGCCGTCAGGGGTGATCGACCATATAGACGGCAACAAGTTGAATAATACGCTGCGGAATCTGCGTGATGCCTCTTATTCGGAAAACGGTTGCAATGGCAAAATGCGGTCCGACAACACCAGCGGCGTAACTGGTGTCTACTGGAACAAGAAGGCGAGGAAGTGGCAGGCGCAAATGTCGCTGCACGGCCGGTGGAAGTCGTTGGGAGCTTTCGACAGCCTAGACGATGCGGCGGCAGCGCGACGGGAAGCCAACATCAAATACGGCTTCACGGAACGCCACGGGACTATGATAGCCCTTTGAGCCATGCCAGCGCCGAGATAATCGCCGCCTTCCCGTAAACCGCGATTATCGTGCCGATGGTCAGCCCCGATAGGGCTATAAGGCCGCTGATGCCACTGCCAAGCGTCTTGAGCTTTTTCCATTCATCCAGCGCCGGCTGGACAGATGCATGGTTCCTGTCTACGGTTTCCTTGAGCGCCTTTATCTCCTCGCGGATCTGAGCGTCTACCCCGCCGCTGATGGCTACCGTGGTATCGAGATGGCCGATCTGCTTGGCCTGACTATCGAGCCTTGAATGGATGACTGCCCTGCTCTCATGGGCGCTTTTTTTCTCTTCCTGAAAGTCTTCGCGGATTCTCTTTACGCCCTCTTCGACGCGTCCGAGCATACGAAGTATGTCTTCATTCGTTGTCAATCTGCGCGCCCTGCCCTGTCATGTCTTCAGTAAATAGAAACCATGGAAGGGTACGATGTGCCCCAGCCATCTCGATTTCCTGTGAATCGCGGTGTGTTAGGCTCGGCGCTCTGGTGGAACAGCGCGTCGGGCCGCTTGTCGATTAGGAGCCGAAACCCCATAATGCCACCGGGTCAACGTCTTCCATTACCTTTATTTTGGAAAACTGAAACGCAGAGGGAGCCGATGTGCGATCCCCCGTTAAGCGGATCTCTATGCCTACTCGGTCGGCCGTACCCCATGCGGAGTCCCATCGGAACGGCTCGGAAATAACCTTGTATGTGCCCGCTCGTCCTGTACTGAAGACGAAAGTGTCGGAGGAAAGGCGATAGCCGCTGAAGCCACTTGAACGATTTGTTGTGCTCTGCCTCGTCATATAGCGCATCTCGACAAAAGCCGGAGTACCGTCGAAAGTCTGGATCTCGCACATTGCGCGATACCATTTCGTCTGATCGAGCGTGAAGGGGATGGAAATAGACTGCGCCAAGAGTTCAAAGTAGGCTCCGATATCCACCTGAAGAGGGGTGTAATCGATGCGCTGGGCGTTATAGCCTCCACCGATATTCACGATAGACGCAACGGCACGGACATTGCGCAAGACGCTGATCGCGACACCGGTAGCAACAGACCCGGTTCCGGTTCGGTTTGCATCCGTATTCGCCCATGTCCCGGCAGTGCCACCATTAAGCTGCGATATGCCGGTCGGAGCAAGGTTATTATTGGCCGGGTTGAGGTCGATGAAGGTTCCGACAGAAAAGAGGCTTTGGATTACCGGGAGTACGACATCTTCGCCGATAGCGCGGGCGCCTTTAGGGCTCTGGTGAATCTTGTCACTCAAATACATGGTCAGATCAGGAACGCCCCCCGGCGCAAGCACCGTGTCGAGGTCGAGAACTGCCACGACTCCGCTTCGGGTGGATTGTGTTGCGATCCATGCGTTGAACGCGGTACGCTTGGCGTAGCGGGGGTCACCTGCGGGCCAGTCGCCGCGATATGGCACCTTGATCACAATGGCGAGTTTCCCGGCCTTGCGGATCTTCGACAGGCCTTCGTCGAATTTCGTGATCAGATATGTCAGGGAGCTTTGCCCGTCATCGCCCGACGATATGGAGTTCGAGCCACCTTCGAAGATCATGGCCTTGAAATCGCCAAGCAGGAAGGCGTCGAGGCGGGGGACGATCCCACCCAGAAAGCCTGCGCCTGAAAAGGCAAGATGGTCGGCCGATTTCGCGTTGTTGAAGCCCGAGGTGTTCAGCCCCAGCGGTGATGTCGTATCGAACCACTGATCAGCACGGAAGCGCGGGTCGAGACGCTTCGCCCATTCGATGAAACCGATACCGATGTTGAAGCCGGCGCGGCCGGATGCCGTGTCGGGAATGTTGGCACTGAAATCGAGGTTGTTGTAGGCGACGTAGCTATCACCAATGGCACCGAGAAGGTCGCCGGCAGCAAGCGGAGTGCTCGGCAGGGCGACGAATGCGCCAACCGGGCCGATGGCGATGCTAGTCGTCTGAACAGACACAGAGCCGACCGTGGCCGTCTCGATCACTCGCAGATACTTCCCCGTCGGTGTCCCGATGGTGAATGTCGCCCCGCTGAATGCGCTCCCGGTATTCGTCCACCCGGTCGATCCATCATCGGAAACCTGCATCTGCCGGCTGATGCTATCGGGCACGAAATTATAGATGGCGGCTTGGACTGTGAGATCCAGCGTATTCATCGGCGTCCCAGTGAGGAAAACATCCGACAGAGAGGCCGGGGCCGCGCCCCCATTCCCACCAATCGTGATGCCGAGCCCGATGCCAAGGCCTATTGTCATGAGGCGCGTTCCTTACTTCCAGCAGCCCTGAGAGGCGCCAAATCTGTTGTGAGATGCGACCTGATTGGCGAATGGCCGGTCGCGCTGAATAATCAGGACGGAAGTCTCAAGGCTTGGATGAAGCTTCTCGAATCCTGCGCATGCAATCGGCTTTGTCGCTGTCTGGCAGGCCGAAATCGTTGCACAGAGCGGCAGCATCAAGAGAAGAGACTTCACCATTGATCTTTCCTTTTTCGGCAAAGCGTTTGACAGCGGACTCCAGCGCAGCAGTTGCGGCGATCTGCTTGCCTTCGGACTGGCCGAGCCAACGCACCGGATAGAAGGCGACTGCCGCGCCAAGGAGCAGCACGGCCGGGAGCTTGATGATGTCGGGAACGAGATTCAGCAGCGCTAGCATCAGTTCTTCACCCGATCCCAGACATACAGACCGCCACCAACCAGGCAGGCGATGACGAGGATGGCGGCGAAGGCATAAGCAAGCGGGCCGTCATGCGGGACGAACTGCAGGCCGCCGCCAGAGATGATAGCCGTGGCTGTGCTGGCAACCTTACCGTTGATGAGCGGGGCGCGCTGCTTGTCGGCAACGGAACCGGAGGACTGGACGAACGAGCCTTCAGCCCACAGACCGGCCTCAGCGGCGCGACGGTTCACCAGCCCCTGCATCGTCTTGCCCTTGGATTTCGTCCACTTGGCAAGTTCTGCCGGGACAGCGGCGAAGTTGCCGGCGTTCAGCTTCTTCACGAGCGTGGAGGACTTGAAGTTTGCCGCACCGACGTTGAAGGCAAAACTGACGAGCGCTGCGAACTGGTTGTCGTTGAGCGGAACCGTGACACTTCCCTCTACGACCTTTTCGAAGGACGCGAGGTCGAGATAGAGAAGGCTGGTGGACTGCTCGGGCGTGATCGTCATGCCAGGCCGAACGTCAGGGCCTGTGTGCCCTACCCCGATCGTGAGCGTGCCCTTCACCTTGTCGCCGGCCTTGATGCGACGGCGATTGGACGGCGGGTCGAAGTCGTCATAAGCGAAGAGGATTTCCCCTTCCCACTGCTTAAGCTTAGAGATGCCATAGACGCTGATCTTGCGCATGGTTTGTAGTCTCCGGATTGTGAGAGAGTGTCAGGCCCGCTTTCGCGACGGGCGGGAATAGTGTAGAAAGCCCTCAGGAGGCTTCCATGCTAAAACTGTTCTGGCTACCGACGACGATATTGCTGGCCTATCGCGAGCGGTTTTGCCGTGAATGGCAGGCGGACAGCCCGCAGGAGATGCGCAGGTGGCGTAACGGGGCTTGGGAAACGCGGCCTACGACGGCAGACGAAGAAGCGGAATACCGGTCGATATCGGGCTAGATATCCGGCGCCAGTTCCCAGACATCCTTTTGAACGCTCGTGCCGTTGTTGGTGTTGCCGCAGACCATCAGCAGCCTGCCGTTACGGCTGAACAGCGTAGGAGCATGGCGGCCGGGATACAGCGTCGAGACTTCGACCCTCTCCCATGTCTCGCCATCTGGCGAACGCCACGTGTCGTTGCGGTTGGCGCCAGTGAAGTTGTCGTAACCACCTGTGACGTACAGCATGCCGGCGTGGATGCCGACACCCGGCCACATGCGCTGAACCCAAGGCGGGGCAGGATGCTTGACCCAAGACGTGGGACATTCCGGATCATCTGTAGACCATACGTCGTTCAGGCTCGTCATGTTCGTATAGCCCCCGCCGTTCTCAGGGGGGATATTCGCACCAGGCTTCGCACCGCATAGGATGAAGATGCGGTCGTTGAACTTGATGCGGACATGACCAGCAACGGAAATGTTCGGGTTGGCGACTGTCGTGAAGACGCCCGTCGTCATATCGAAGGTATCGACAGCAGCAGTCCTGATGATGTGGAGCTTGTTGCCCATCTGGAACATGGGAGCCTCCGCTTCGAAAGGCGGATTGCAAGAGGACGTTACGGCCTCGAATGTCGTGCCGTTCGTTGTCCGCTTCATCTGGCCATCGTAGATGTAGATCCAGTCGCCGACGGGACAGAGCGCGGCATAAGGGCCATATGGGGTTGCTGGGTTGATCATCCCCCAGTCAAAGCCGTCATTCGATGCTACCAGATCCCGAACGGTGTTATTCCCGACAAGGAATCCATTGCTGATCCAGATCCGCCCGCGGAACTCGAAGCCATAGCCGCAATCACGCGCGACAAGGCCCGTGTCTGCTGATCTCAAAACCCATCTGTATTTCTTGCACGGGTCAAACTGAGCCCCTTTTGCCATAAGCGGCCAGAAAGAAGCCGCTGCACCCGCGATGAAACTCCTACGTTCCATAATCTAACCTTCTATAGAAGCAAAAATGAAGCATGTTGACCCACCGGTGCCAAGCCAAATTGCCGTGCCCGATGTGACCCCGCCCAACAGGGTCGCATAATGGTAGCCGATTGTAGGTTGTATCGGCCCAGAGATCGATAGGGGAATAACGTAATCCTGAAGAGTTTGCTGTGAAGCTTGAGCAAACCAGTTGACTGTCCCATCAAGCGTTATGCGCGTGCTCTGCAGGCCGCCACCGGGACTTGTCGCCATGGCCCCACCTGTGGAAAACCACAATTCCGTGTCGCCCCACGCCAGGAACTCGACGCGGATCTCAGTGTTGATTTCGACAAATGTGCCGCTTGTCGTGCTTCTGGTGGCGGTAAAGTTGCCCTCGCCGTGCTTTTTGACGCGATTGTAGTAGCTAAGAACAAACCGCTGTTTCGCGCTATCAGCCCAAGCCGGACCGGTAATGGGCCTTGCCATGCCGACCAGCGTGCGGGTCGCATCTCCAGTTTTGATCTGGATGCCGGTCGCTGTGTCGGCCGCCGGGACCGTCGCCGATGCTTCCAGCGTCATCGTGCCTGAATTCATATAGGCATAGATGTAATAGAGGGTGGAGGGCGTCAGCGCAGTGGCTGCAAGAGTGATGCCCGCAGCTGGGATAACCTCACCGACGCCATTGATCGTCAGGCGCCTCCCGTTGCAGCGGGAAAGAAGGAGATTCGCGCCGGAAAGCGTCAGCCGGCAATCACCGTATGCTGTCGTCGAAATGATGACAGCATAGAATGCTGTCCCGGTGCAGATGACATAGACGAGAGAACCGTCAGGGACGCGAAGAGTTGTCGCGCCGTTGATGAGTTCTGAAGCGTTCGGGTCGATGACCAAATCACCGCCGTCAGCCATTGCCGAGTAATGCCAGTCTGCCCCGAGAGTGGCGGCGGCAGTCAGTGCAATCGTTGCGGTGGCGCTGTAGCGATGGAAGGCGTTATTGTCCGCCGCAAGCGCGGTATAATTGCCCGATTTGGCGGCAAACGCTGTCCCTGCATCGACGCCGGCCCTAAGTTGTGCCATGACCTCACGGATAGCATTGTTTATGTTAGACGGCGGGCACCCCTCGGCAATGTTGATGTTACCAACATCAGTGTTATTATTGGCAACTAAATCCCAAGAAAGAAAGTCGTTCTTAGCCATCTATACTTCCTTCAGTATAAACCAATGCCACGTGACATTGCGTCTCTGAATTGACCGGAATCGTTACTGACAGATCGCCCATAACTGTTAAGCGATCTGTCGTTCGTGCTCTTGCTCTTCGGAGCCGGTTCTGGCGCCTCGGGGAAGTAGTTGCGATTGGCAAGGCTCTTCCCGAGCAGGCCGCCGCCGATAGCCCCGACAGGGCCAAGAACAAGGCCGCCGAGAAGACCCCCGCCTAGCCCGCCGAGCAGAGACTGGCGCTGCATGGCCTGCGCATTGCGGGCTGCTGCCGCCTGTAGCTGCGCCGGCGAGGAATGGGCCATCGGGCCGCCGAGCAATCCCTGCTGCTGCTGAACCTGCGCGGCTTCCTGAGGTGACATGAGGCCGGATGAGACGGCGGGGGCTTGTTCCGGAGCCTGAACGCGCGCCGTCTTGATCGATGCCGGCTCCGTCGTCACTCTCGGATCGGTATAGGCAGTTGCGGCGGTTGGCACCTGACCGGGCCAGGATGTTGCGGGGCCGAGAAGGCCGGGGAGTTCGCCGACGTCAAGCTGCTGGTCGAGAAGGCCGCGCTGTAGCTGCTGTGGAGTGGTTGCGACCTTAGCCGGCGCTCCGAAACGGGTGTCGTCAAACTGGTTCGGCAGGTCCGGGGCAAGCAGGCCGGTCGTGTCAAAATAGCCTGTCTGGGTCGGCGCGGGGCCAAATCGACTATTGTCGAACGCGGCAGGAGCGCCGAAGCGGGAATTATTGAAGGCAGCAGGTGTCACGTCGGCCAATGCCTCTCTCTGGACGGGTGCGGAAGCGGCGGGGAAGGACGGCTCTTGCGGTTCGGCAAGGATAGCGTTGAAGGCATTCACGGCGTCATTCGGGCGCTGCTGTGGCGTCGGCGGGTCGATGACGCTCATGATCCCGAGCTGCGGGCCGTAGTTGTTCTTGTCGATCGAACGGAGCTTGCTTTCGTAGTTCCGATCGGAGGCATAGCGCCCATTCACGCCGTTCCCGAGCCCGTCAACCGCCTCGTCGAACGTGTCAGCCTTGGCGCTCGACGGCCAGTTGCGCCCAAGCTGCGAAGACCAGTCGAGGAGCGAGCCGAACGGGTTGCTGTAGGATCGGAAATTGGCGCGGGTATTGTATGCGCCGCCGGGGCCGTCTTCCCATGTGCCGGCATTGACTGACGGGCCATTCCACGACTTTCCGGCCTTGATGCCGAAATAGTTGTTGCCGACCGAGCTTTTGCCGTATCCCGTCTCAAGCGATGCCTGAGATGCGGCCAGGCGTGCTTGCGCGTCGGATAGACCGGCCGCTCTGGCGTTATTGTAAACACCGGAGTAGAAATCGTTTTGCCGAGATGCCATTATTGGCCCTCACCTGAAGGAGAATGAATGGAAGAAGAGCCGAAGCCCGATAACGCAGTGATCAGATATGCGGGGATTATCGGGATGGGGGTCGCGATCGGATGGAGCCGCCTTGGCAACATGCCGCTCAACTGGATGGATTATTCGGCTATAGCCGTTTTCCTGCTTTTACTGTGCTGGTGCCTGTCGCCCGGTCGCCATCGAAACGCCGGTGACGATACGGGCAATAGTCTCGCGTTGCGATTGGGTAAGCTGTGCAAGCGCGCCTTGGGCCGATCTAAGCGCCGCCGCGTCGCCCCCTGAACGGATAAGCGCATCAAGAGCCTCAACACCTTGACGCACACCCCGGTCAGCAAGCGATTTTGCCCCGAGGCCGGTCAGAGAAGCCACCCCGAAGGCGGGATTGACCATCGCGCCACCAACACCAAGAGCCGCCATAAGGCCATTACCCTGCGGCGACAGCTTGCCGGTGAGGCGAAGGAAGTTCTGCCCCGGCGTGCCGCGGACAATCTCGTCCATCGCCGCTTTTTCGTCTCCGGTGAAGCCCTTCCCCTTTTCGAGGAGCTTTCTGACATTCTGCCGAGTGGCGTTTTCAACATTGCCGCCCGATCCGGTAGATGCAGCACGCAATTCGGCGCTGTTGACGGCTTCAAGGAAGCGTTCATTCTTGCGGACTCGACGGCCGAGAGAGATAGCCTCTTTCAGAGCCTTCGGACCGGTGAGCCTGTCGCCCACGAGGACGTGTTGTGGGCCAAGATTGTCCATGAAATTGTCGATGCTATCGATAACCATCCTGGCGGCGGTTCGCTCGCTCTTATCCTGGCTGATGGCAGCATTGCCGGCAAGCTTCCGGAGCGTGTGCACACCCTTGAGCGTTATATTGCCGTTACTGAGATCATCCAGACGATTTAGAACGGGAGCGATGCGCGGCTGAAGACCGGGGTCATACCCAAAGTCCGCGAGCTTTGTCTTGATATCGGTGGACAGATCCTGCAGCCCTTGCGGCTTGATGATGACGCCTGCCTTTTCGGAAGCATCATAGGCCGCCTTCTCTGCCGTTTTGAGTTGCGCCAGATCAGGGACCTTCGGCTTGCCTTTGATGAGGGATGCAGCTTTCGTCACCCCCGCGCCAATAGCATCCCCGATCATGGAACCAGCAGCCCCACCGGCCGCGCCGTATGCAGCGCCTTCACCAAGACTTGTGTCGTGACCGGCAGCGCCGAGAGCGCCATATCCAGTACCTTCTGCACCAAGCAGGCCTGCGCGCGCGACAACGCCTTTGGCGCCGTTCATCGCGCCAGTGCCCAAGCGGCTGGCCAAGGTGATGCCTTTGCCAGCAAGTGCCATTGGAGCCACGACTGAGCCAACCACGTCAGCCCCAAATCCCGCTGAGCCTGCTCGTTCCCGAGCCGACTGTGTGCCCGCACGCATCCCTGCCAGTTCTTCGGCATAGTCCTTGCCTGTAAAGGGTGCCCGAATGCCGGCGGCGATCTTGTCGCCGAAGCCGAAAGTAGCCGCATCGCCCATGATGCTCCCGACGTCCTGCGCGGCTATAGCGGCTTTCTGCCAGCCGGGGCGCTGCTCATAGAGCGCTTTGGCCGGGTTCTGCGTAATATCCGAGAGATCGGAGGCAAGCGCCTTTGCATCTGCGCCCTGAAGCGTTTGATCGGGTTCGGAAGATACGCCTATCTGGCTGGCAATCTCGTCAACCGTGCGGTTCTGCTCTTCCGGCGAAAGCTGGAGGAAGGAATCGTCCACCTTCACGCGCTTGCCCTGGATGTTGAGTGTCGGCATTATGGTTCAATGCTCCACTTGACGCCAGACGATGTTGCGCCGGGTGCCGTTGGTGCGATACCGGGGGGTGCCTGCACCTGCCCGCCACTCTGCTGGATACGGCCCTGAGCGCGCGCCATGCCCTGCTTGATGATCTTCTCGTAATCATCAAGTGCGGCGTTGAAGGCTTCTTCTGATGTCGCCGTATTCATTCGGGTAACAGCAGCGGTTGCCGCACCGCCTTCTGCGTTCGAAAGAGACCCGAGGCCGCGCATCTGCTGGATTGCGGTGAGGAAGGCCCCGGATTTCGCCTGATCGACTAGATTGGAGAAGTCGTATCCACCAGTTCCCGGCACATTGTTGAGTATCGACGACATGCCAGTGCCGCGGGCCTTGTACGGGTTGTTACGGATCTGATCAAGGATACCGAGTGCGTTCTGACCGGCCTGAAGGTCTCCGGGAGCCGCTGCCATAGCATTACCCTGGGCCGTTCCGATTGCTTCCTGCGTTTGCTTCCCGGCGACGTCGATAGGGGCCGTGCCGATGATGTTCCCTGCTCTGTCGCGCGTCTGGTAGGTCGTGCCAAGGTTCAAATTCTGCGTGGTGCCGACCGGCTTGAAGCCCTGAGTATCGACCTTGTGGAAATTTCCGGCTTTATCGACCTGACCAATAACTGTGTTTCCATTCTCGTCCGTGCCATAGATCGGGTTCAGACCAAATTCGGCATCCATGCCCGCGCCGGCAGGAGGTGTAATCCACTGCCTCGTTTCGGTGTCGTAGAGCGACCCGCCGGCTGACATGAAGTTGTTCTTCGGCTTTTCCGCCTCCCGCTTCTGAGCATAGAAGAGCTTGTAGGCATCGCCACCGGACAGCGCGCCACTTTCGACGGCGGCGGCAAGTTCCGGGTTCTGCTGGCGAAGGAAGTCGATCGTCTTGTTGCGCTGGCGAACGCCTGCAACGCCTTGCGCGAGGCCTGCGACCTGCTCGGGAGCCGTGCGTCCGCCGAGTAGGCCGGCGCCAGCCTGCAGCAGCATGTCCGAGTTGTTGCGGAGGAACGGCTGGAAAGCGCCAGTGAATGGAGGGAGAGCCATGGTTTACCGCTTTCTCTAGAACAGGCCGCCAAGAAGGCCGGCGCCTGTCAGTCCATACCCCGCCGCCTGTAGCCATGGGTTTTGACCTGGCTGAGCCGTTGTCTGCGTGCCGCCCAACTGCCCTGCACCGGAAGCGATGGCATTGAGGCGAGAGAGGTTCTGCCAGGGCAGGTTTTGTTCTTCGTTCCACATGCGCAGTTTGTCGTTAAGCTGGCGGGTGGCGTAATCCTCGTTCATGGCCCCGACCTTCATCAGATCCTGAGCGGGCGCCTGCAGGCCGCTATAGGCCGTGTTGAGGTTGCCAAACGCAGTCTGCCCCATATTGAAGAGGTTGCTGTTCGCCGCATCCTTGCGCTGCTGGAACGCTTGGTACTGTCGAGCGCCGAGATCGCCGACAGTGTTGACGATGTTCTGGTCACGCATGCCGCCGCCGTAGCGCCCTGCCGCGCTGGCCCCCACATTGACGTTGTTGCGTGCGAGATCGACGACCTGCTGAAAGCCTGGGTCGGAGTTGATGTCAAACGTGCTGTTGGCTACGTCTCGAGTGTTGTTCAACGCATTGAGCTGAGCCGAGTTATAGCCGCCAGTGTCGATGACGCCCTGAAGCTGCCCGGAAAGACCGCTGGTGCCACCGTTATTGTATGCTCCCTTCTTGAGCATCGTCATGGCGTCCTGCGACTCCGTGGACCACGGGACAACCGTGCTGCCATAGTAGGGCTGCGCACCGGTGCCAGAGTTAAAGAGGCTCTGCGCCGCGCCAATGGACTGCTGCAGCGCCGGCTGTGCTCCCGACCACGGTGCGCTGTTCGTGGTCTGTGTCGTCGTGGATTTGCCGCCACCGTTCATAGTTCTACCTCGTAGACCACACGTAATTTCTTTGCCGTTGGGAAAACTCTCGTCCAGCCGACGCGGCCGTCTGTGACAATGCTCTTGGCCCCGCCATCGGCCGCCATTCTGGTGACGAACCCTTTCGCCATCGAAAGCCATTGCTTCATGTCATCCCCGACAAGAGCCAGAATCCGAAGGATTTGCTTTCCAGACCAGTTCTGAAACTGCATGATGAGCGCAGCGATGAAGCCGGCTTCATCATAAATGAGAACGAGAAATGCCTGGCCGGATCTGCACATCTGCCATAGGTCGCCCGATGACAGATCGCCGCCTGATTTCTGGCAAGATTCCTGCAGACGTTCCGCAAATGTTGGCCATGTCGCATCTACCTGCGCAGAAGTCGCTATCATGATATTCATTGCGAGCGAACGCTGCTCACTTCGGCGATGACGGCCACGACATGCAGGGCGTTGCCAGCACTGGCGATAACCTCAAGCTGCCAACCTACCGGGATCTGGATGCTATGGTCCTTGATGAACAGCGTCGTATGTGAGGCGACCGGGAACACGTCGTAGATCTTGAACAGGTTCGCCCCGTCATTGAGCTGTAGCGTAAAATTCACCGACCCCGCGCTGTCGTTGCAAACGGACATGCTCTCCAGCGTGCCGCGAAGCTGGTTTGAGCTTTCATAGACGTCCACAGCGGTTGCCACGGTCAGGTCAAGGGGAACGGTTCTGGCATTGGCGATAAGCGGAATATTGACGCTCATAGGTTCCCCGATGCTGCGCCGTTGGCGTTGACCGCGCTCAATGTCTTCCAGATGGCTCCAGCCCGAATGATGGCCCGAAAGGCATGCAGAAGACCGTCGGCGCGAAAATCGGCCCGATACGACCGGGAATTAGGCGTCTGCGGCCCTTGCCATGTCGGAGAGTCGCCGTGGGAATCCAGTACGGCGCAATCAATGGTGATATCGGAGACACCCGCATCGGTGATCGGCCGCACTTCCGACACGAAAGCCCGAGAACCTTCGACAAGCTGCGTCTGACCGGTCTCTACCGTTGCCTGCTGTGGCAAGCCGGTGAAGAACCCGAGCCGAAAATCTGCATCGAAGCCTGCGAAAGACGGTGGGCCACCCTGATAGGCAGAACTGTCGAGCGAGAATGGCAGAAGATCGATGGACGAGGAAATCAGGTCTAGATCGTCGAGTGTCTTTGCCGAGGTAGCAAACACCCCGAGGCCGGTAACAACCGTGTCGGACTGGAACCAGCGGTCAAGCTGCCATGCGTAGCCGAGGATATAGCCGTTTCCGCTCGGATCTTCGTAGCGCCACATGACCACCTTGCGGAACGGATCATAGACGCCCTTGATCTGAGCGCGCGTTGAGTCGTTCGTAACCGTCTGTATCCACCGGTCAACACGCTCAGCGCCGATCGGTGTTGCACTCGCGCCGCGGTAAAAGCCGGTATCAGAGTAATAGACGAAATCCCCTCGGCCAATATCGACGAGAGACAGCGGGGAAGCGCAGCCCCTGCCCTTTGCCAGCGGGGAGAAGGTGAAGACATACCCGGAAGCAGGGTCGAACGTCATGGTTCGGAAGCCAGAACGAAACGCCAGGGTAGCACCAGACCCGTTGACGCTGATTGCCTGCAGCTCCTCACCGTCCGGAAAGGTGTTGATGTCGGAAAGCTCTTCGCCGGAAACCCACTGTTCGGAATTGTTGATGCCGGACCACTGCAAGGCAGTCCGGTCGTTGGGATGCTGCCACAGAACGACAAAATCGCCGATGATCTTGACGAAGCGGGCCTTTGGAGGGCTGCCGGCAAGCGGGGCAAAGTCGGTGCTTACGCCGATATCGTAATATTGCGGCCCATCTGTCAGGTTCGTGGCGATTATGCGCGATCCGAACACATCGAAGGACCACTCATCGCCATCCGGCACATTGTACGGAGAACCGACGCCGGAAACATCCGTCAGGCTCCCGTCATTCTCGACCTTATACAGGCCTGTCGTCGTGCCCTCGATCGTCACCTGAGTACCGGATGATAGGCGCGCGGTAATGGAGCCCTTCGGCGCGCTGGCAAGAGCGTGGGCATACGGCACAAGCGCTGGCATCGGCCCCCAGCCATCAGCAACAGGCAGCACGTTCAGCGCTACGGCCGTTGCGTTGCTGTTATAGGTCGCCTTGTCTGGCTCGAACGGCGCAAATGGGACAATCAAGTGCTGACATCCGTCGTGTAATTGTAGCCCCGGCGCAGAAGCATGGGATCAACCCTAAGCTGGCTGCGTTTGCTCTGGGCAGTGATGCTGCGGACCTCCGCAACGAATTCGTCGAGCATCGCCTTCCATTGCCCGATCGCGGCATCCTTGACATAGGTGCAGCCCCAGACGATCGATGCGGCCAGATAGAGATCCGGGTTGTTCGTCAGAAATTCGTTGGTCGGCGCAGCTACGGAGAGCGCGAAGCGACCCTGATAGGTGAAGCGGATCGGATAGGCGATATCCAGGGGGCAATCGAACCTGATGTTCGTACCCTCGATCGCCCAATTTGACGGGATATTCGGCGTATCCTGCTCGAAAAACGTACCGAGCGCCGATTGTGGGATGAACTTTTCCTGCACGTTCGCTGTCAGATAGAGCGATACGGGTTCCACCATCTGAAGCGATGCAATGCTGACCACATTCGAGTTGCTGACGCCCGTCAGGTTGGCAGTCGTTGCCACAGGCTCCAGGATGCGGTTCAGGCGCGCTTCGCCAAGCGTGATGAAGTCCGCGGCGCTGCCGGAGATATCAGAACGGGCCATCCAGTCGGAAATCGCCGCCTGCAACTCGGTATAATTGGAAATCGCCATCAATCACCCCTGCGGAAGAGGAAAAGGGCGAGACCGAAGCCCCGCCCTTGCATATTTTCGCTTACGGAGAGCCGCTGAAGCGGGTGGCGAAGCGCGGGTCAATGGTCTTCGCGCCAAAAAGTACGTCATAGCGCCAGCCGGCGATGTCGTTCGTGCTATCGTAGACCGGGATCAGGCGGATGCTGATCCCCTTGTACGACTGGCGAGAGCCGTTGTAGACCGCCGCCGGCATTTCCATCGGAACGGAAACGAAGGCGAAGGCGTTCTTCGCAAACACCATGTTCTGGCGATAGCCGGTGCCCCCCGTTCCGAGGACGGTGATGGCTGCATTGTCGGCCGGCGAGGAATCGACGGTAGCCTGAGAACCACCGACGATGATCGGCGGGCTGATGGTGATCGTCGCAGGGCCGGTCGATGCACCGGAGTTGGCATCGGCCTTGACGACGAACTGGCGCAGGAACGGCAACTTTGCCTTCGTCACCGGGTTGACGGCATAGACATTGGCAATGGTGAAGACGTCGCCCTGCTTCAGGATGCCGGTCGTTGAGTTGGTCCAACCATCAGTGACGAGCGTTGACTGATAGGTGTCCTTGACCGACAGATACGTCACTTCCTGCGATGCGCCGTTGACGAGCGGCGTACCGGTTGCGACACCGACAGTGTGCGTCGGCACGTTCTGGGCCATGTAGGTGTCAACGTCGCCGATCTGGCCGAGGCGGGCCATGCGGTAAGCGTCGTTGGCCGGCTGGTTGATGTAGAGTGCCGTCTGCGAACCGAGCATGCCCCAGTAATCGGCCGGGGACAGGACGCCGGTACGATCGCCATCAACCGCAAACTCGTCCAGGCGCTGGGGAGCGACGGAGAAGTCTGCGAAGGAGTTGATGACGTTACCAGGAGTACCGACCCACGACGGGACGTCCTTGTAGAGGCCCATCAGGGTAACGTCGATGTTGTTCGCAAGCTGGATCATGGCCGGCTTGAGAACGCGTTCACGAACGCCGGACTCGTCGATATCGAGCGTCAGTTCCTTCGATGTGAAGTTGACATCAACACCGATCTGGTTGTTGACGACGAGTGTGGTCGAGCCTTCTACGACATCCTGTACCGACCGGACGGCGCCGGAACGGACAGTGAAGTCCGCGGGGCGCTTGATCGAGATCGTATCGCCCTTCTTGTAACCGTTGATCGTCTGGGAATACTCGCTGTCATAGTCGACATAGACCTTCTTGGTCATGACGAGGGTATTTTCGAGGATCTTCAGCGATTCCTTCGCGAAGACGCTCACCTGTTTTGCTACGCTATTTGCCATCGGAGAGATTCCTTATCTCTTGAACTTCTGATCCGACCACTTCGCGTACTCGTCCATCGACATGTCAGCCGGGTTCTTCGTCACGTTCGGGCTGGATTTGGCCGAAACGGTACGGAGGGGCTGGACAGTCGTGGTTTGAGGCTTTGGAGCGGTCTGTTGCTTCTGCAGTGACTGGTTGCCGAGCCATGCGAGGTAGAGCACTTCGTAAACCGGCGGGCTGTACGCATTGAGAAGCGTTTCCCTGGTGAACCCTTTGCTCTCTGCAAATTCGGTGATTTTGGCGTCCACTTCCGTAGACCAGCCAGGAATTTTCTCTTCAGCAAACTTGCGTGTTTCCCGAAGGCGATTGGCTGTCTCCAGCTTCGCTTTTTCGGACATCTGGTTCTGCTGCTGGTCGAGGAAACCGCCGATGTTCCCACGAGCCTCTTTCAACTGCTGGAAATGACGCCATGCGGACATGGCCCCGACAGGATCTTCGTCTTCAAGCTGCTGCCAGTTCATTTCATTGTATTGCTTCAGCTGAGCATCGACGTTGATCAGCGTGGCGCGAGCCTCAAGAACCTCCTGAGACACGTTGTAGAAGGTTTCCGCTTCTGCAATCCTGGCTTTGACGGCCTTGTCTTCTTCGGCTACCGCCTGCGTCTTGCGGGTGTAATCCGCCTGCATGAGGTAGCCGTCCTTGAGTTCAGCCGGGACGTTGTACTTCTTCCCGTTGATCTCAATTTCCACGATATCCGGCTCGACAGGAGCCTCAAGCGTGGGCTGCTCTTCACCTTCCGGTGCAAGCTCGGGCTGAATTTCTTCCCGAGGCGCGTCAAGGTCGATAGGCTCGTCCTTGGGGTCAGGTATCTGCGCAGTTTCGGGCTTTTGCGTCTCGATTGCTGGCGTAGCCAGTTCTTCGGCAACAGCCGTTACACCCTCTTCCATGAAGGGCACTCCTTTTTGAGGTTGGTGCGATTGAAGTTGCGCCGCTTACCCTTGGCGCTGGGGAGCTTGTGCGGCCTGATTGGCCTTCTGGCTGACGGACATGGCGTGCGTTGCCAGTTTGGTGTTTGCGTCCTGCCGGATCTTGGCATGGTCGTTAACGAGATCGCCCTCGACTTTCATGCGCTGTGTCTTGGCATTGAACTGATCGACGCTCTTGTCAGCTTCCAACGCCTGTACCTTGGCAGTCAGCTCCTGAATGGCCTGCTGGCCCTCCTGGATCATCTTCTGCATCTCAGGCGGGATGCTTTGCCCCTGCAGCGCCGGGTTGATCTTCTTCAGTCGATCGGCAATCTCGTCGGCACCCTGCCAATCCATGGCCTTGACGAGGATATCGCCAATGACCGGTGCCGCCTGCGGGAAGGCGCGGACGAATTCCGTCATCTGCGCCGCCGTTTCCTCGCGCTGTGTCGTATAGGACGGCCCAGTCGATACCGTCAGATCATACTTGCCGGCCGTCAGATCGAAGACGCCCATGATCGGCTGGCCCTGCTCGTCTACTTCCGGCTGACCATTCGGGCCCATGACCGGTTGCGGCTGCTGGCTGTTGACCGTGGCACTCTTCTGCGCCCCATCCTCGCCGATAACGCGGATGATGCGCTCTTCGGTGTACACGCTCGGGATAAGGTCAATGAGGATGCGCCCGGTGTGACGGATGGCGCGGGCCATGTTGTCGATGAAATGGAAGGTGGATACATCGCCTTCACGCTGGCGGGCCATAATGGCCTTGCCGCTCGTCTCGTTTGAGCGAGCGCCAAGCGATGCATCGTACATGCCGATGATCGCCTTCATGTCGTCTGAGGCATTCAATGCCTCCTGAAGCGCGCCGGCTGCAACACCGCTGTCGAGAGGCTGGCGCTGTGGAGGCGTTGCACCTTCATATTCGAGATAGCTATGGCTCTGCGTGTTCGCCGTAGCCCAGCGTGCAGCATCGCTGTCAAACGCGCCCTTCGGCCCGATGAATGGTACGCGAGGGGCAAGCGCGACAAGCTCAGTTGCTGTCGTGCGCCAGTAGTTCACCATGCGCTGTGCGTCTTTGGCGTCGTGGATCAGCGAACGGAAATAGCGCTTGCCCTCGACAATGATTTCATCGCCATAAATCGGGATAATCGGGATATAACGGCCAGGCCACTCATTGACCTCAAGCACATCGGCTCCGGTCATGATGGTCTGCGTGACCTTGTATGTCTTGCCGGGGCGGCGCTTGACTTCCTTGATGATCCCGTTGGCGAGAAACATCTGCAGGGTTTGGTTTTCGGCCAGCTCGTCGGCCTTGTAGGTGTGGCCGTTCGAAAGCCTGACGATCTCCGTCTCGACTTCCTTGCGCTGCCACCATTCGGCGATCATCACGCCTTCGTCATTCAGCCAGTTGTCGCCATAGGCCCATGCATCGCTATCGAAATCGACCGCGCAGGGCTCGTCATCAACGTTCTTCTTGCCCTGATACTTGCGCTTGAACTCTTCCTTCGGAATGCGATCGACTACGAAGGCCACATCCCAGTCGGAGGAATCGGCAGCCGTCGAGTTCGGATCCCCATAGACCGAGAACTGGTTGGCAACGCGCTGGATGGACAGGTCCATGTCGAAGCTGTCGTCGCAAGCGTAATCCATGCCGACACGCCAGTAGCCGAAGCCACCGGAGACGGAAGCCTCAACGCCGGTATCATAGGCAACGTCAGCATTCGACGTGTATTCGATGTTGCGGATCAGGCCGTTCATGATATCGGCCGTCTTGACATCTGCGCCGCTATCGGCCGGATGGATCTTGATCGACGGCTTGTTCTGCCGGCTGTCATTGACGACCTGGCGGATGAACGCCTTCATCTTGTTGATGGTCAGGCACGGGCGCTGCTCAAGCTCACGCTGCTTGACAATATCGGAAGGCCATTGCTCACCGAGACGGGCGAAGCGGATGTCATCGAGCGCAACAACGCGGTTATCGCTCTCCGCTTCAGCGCAGAACTCGAACGCCTTCTTGCCCGCGGCGAGGATATCGTCCGGGTCGTTCTTGTCTTCGCTATCGGCCATTCAGCTATCCCATCCAGGATCCAACGGCAGCGCGCCGAGGATCTGGTTTCTTTTTGCGCTCGACAACCGGAGCGGCGAATGTCAGAGCAACCGCATCCCACTCATCCGGGGAACGTACTCCCCGTTTGCGCATCTGCTCTTTGGACTCGATGAGCAGGTATTGGTTAGCGTCGTATCGGTACTGAGGCCCGCAAGCGTCGGTCTGCAGCGCGTCTTCGTCGGGGATGTCGGCGCCACCCGGTTCGTCGAGCCAGTCACGCGACCGCATCCACATTTCCGCCCGTCTGTTGCGGGGGCCTGGCCGTGTCTCGCCATTCGGGAGAATGATATCCATCGCCTGCGGAGAACCGCCGAAATCGATAGCCTCGCACACGTCCGAATATGGCGGGCCCCAGCTTTTAAGGATGTCGAAGACGCCAGCACCTTGCCCGCCGACATCGATGAACACCTTGTCGGGCTTGTCAGCGTCGATGATCTGCTTGATCCAGTTAGCGCCAGCAACATTATCAAGCTTGCTTTTGCTCTCGCGCTTCGAAACCTTGCGGCCACGGCGCCATGCGATCGAAAACCGGTCATCCCCGAACCGAGATGGGTCAACGCCGAGGATAAGCGGACCAATGCCCTCGATCGTCGCCTTTCTCGCAGCGACGACAGGCTCAGGCTTGATAAACCCGTCATGGCCGGTCATCTGGAATGCTTCAGCCGCTGTCGCCGGGTATTCCTGCTTGAACAGGGTCGGGTCTTTTAGCTCAGCCACCTTTGCCCGCCTCCAGACCATTTGCCCGAGCGTGAGGCCGTATGCCTCCTGGTATGTCGTCTCTTCCTCGTCGAGCGTGAAACCATCTGGAATCGTCCGGGAATATTCCGGCTGCCAGAACCAAGGAATGAAGATGGCGATGTAGTCTCCTATCCCCGCTTCCGCCTGCTGCCAGCGTTCGTGAAACTCACCGCCGACGCCATTGGCCGTGCTTTCTAGGATGATCTCCGTTTCTGGAAGATCTGGTATTGCTTGAACGACGCCAGCAAAGTGTGTCGGCGCATTCGGCCAGAACGCCACCTCGGAGCCGTGGAACAACTGCACCGTCTGCGATCGACCGACTGCCTTTGCTCCTGCAGTGCCGACTGCATAGCCGCTGTCCAGCTTTGGAAACGCAAGCTCCTTGGCGTTGGCTGCGCCTGTCGTGGGCTTCACCAGTTCCGGGCAATGATCATGGTACCGTTCGACCATGCCGAAGAGATTGTTTGTCGCATCCTGCTCATGTGTCAGGATGAAGACGCGCCGCCCACGCTTGTGCGTGACACGATGGTAGAAGCGACCGCCGACATAGGTTGATATGCCCTGCTGCCTGCCCTTGAGGACGAGGGCGCGAACCTTACCAGTCCTGGCGCGTTGTTCCTCTAGCCGGGAATGAAGATAGATCTGCGCCGCATTGAGTTCGAACGGCTCGACGCTGCCGCCCTTTGTTCGGATCTTTAGACATTTGCCGGCGTAATGAGGGAAGTCATCGCGCAATCTGATGCGGATGGCCTTCTCTCGTTCACTCAAGCTCATTCAGAGCGTCTTCGTGCCGGAATGTGAGATTGCCCTCAAGCTGCGTCGGCAGAACCTTGCCCAGCAACGCCATGAACGGGCCAGGGTTGGAGGATGCCTGCGCCTTCAGATAGCCGACAAGGCCATCTGTGCCGCCGGCTTCTTCCGCAGCTTGCAGGATCGCGTCCTTGAGCAACGCTGTAGTCTTGTTCTTGGCGCCTTTGGGCCGGCCTTTGCCTCTGTTGCCCGTATTGACGCCTATTTTAGGTTCTTCCATCTTCCACTCCTGAAAGGTTGGTGGAATATTATTCTACGCTGCCGGATATTTTACCGCAGATAAGCGATACTTTTAGGAACGAAATTCTACGCCATCGCGACAATGCCGGTCGCGGTCGTGCTCGTTGAGAGGATTTTCTTTGTCCGAAGCGCTATCTGTACCCCTGCGGCAACAGGGACGACAACATTGGCAAGCTTACCAGTCGCCGGGTCGAACATCTCGCAGTTCACATTGCCAGCTACAGCAACGACGATCGCCCGGGTGTGCTTGACGAGATCCGTAGAGTCATTGGGAGAGACCGACCAACCGTAGCCTGCCGGTGCAATCTCTTCGAAGCTGCTTGCCATGACTTACCTGCCTTTAGATTTTGCCGGAAATGACGAGAATAAGCAGCACGATCAGCACAATCCCCAAACCACCTGCGGGATAAGGCCCGATGGCTGGGGAATAGTGGAATGCTCCGAAGAGAAGGACGAGGATGAGAACAAGGAGGACGGTGTTCATGGATAACCCCTGCGAATTGCCGGCTTGCACCATTGGCGCCGTAACATGGGGACTACAAACCCCGGACTGGCGGCGGATCTTCTACAGATGCGATGGGATGCCTTGTTCCGAGTGCCGGCGGGCTCAGTTGAAATGCCCAGTCCTTCAGAATTTGGTCAGGCCGAAAGCTCGCGCTCCAAGCGGTTTAGCTGGCTGGAGGCGGTGCGCAGCAATTCGAACGTGGAGTCGGCGTTGTCGCGAAGAGACCCGAATAGGTCGCCAGATGTTTCGCCGCGGACCTTCTGCGCCAGCTGGGGCGTAGAGCCACATGCGCGATCGACCAAGGCGCTGATCCGATTGGCAAGGTCCTTCGCCTCGTTCAAGGCGCCATGTGCGGCGTTGATAGCGGGCTGCTGAGGAGGAGCCAAAGTCTGAGAGGCATCGGCAAGCGAGCCGCCGCCGATGTAATTCGAAGGATTTGCCATATCATTTCTCCATTTAGGTTGGGTTTGATTGTCACAGCGATCGCCAGATCCCGTCGCCAGGCGGCTGATACGGCGTTGCGCACCCTGCCAGCATCAGGAACGGGCCTGCGAGGCAAATGGCTGCAATGACGAGGGCAAGCCATATGAGAACTGTGCGGAGTGGTTTGCTCATGCTGCTGCCAGTGCGCCTTTGGCGACCAAGGCCTTGAGCTTTTCAGCCTTACGAACCCGCTTGGCTTCAGCGAGACGCATGCGGTTGCGGATGACGCGCTTCTCTTCCATGGTAGCCCTGCGAGGCGCCGGCGGGATATATGGAGACGACAGATCGAGAGAGCCGCGCCTGACAAGCTTGGGAGCGCCGCGCGACAGGCCAAAATCAGTAAAGGTCGTCAGAGCTGCAGCCATGGCCGCAACAGCCAATCGTCTCATCTCGTTCTCCTGAACTGCTGTATGGTGTTGATGGAAGGCTCGGGAAGGCCCTTTCAGGCTTGCAGCGGGCGAGCACATCTAGCATCTGCGCGTCGTGCTCAATCAAGCTGCCGGTGATCCCCTGCACGTCGAGCCGTGCTGCTTCCCGATAAGTTCGTGCATTTTATGCACATACTCGAATTGATTGCCCCGATTTATCCACCATTCGGGGCAAGATGGTTCAACACAAGATCAACGAGCGGGGGCTGCTAAGACCATCAAGTCGATCTTCTGGATAGGATTTGGGAGAGGTGCTAACCGTGGCTGAGAGCCTCAAGGCGAATGCGTACAGCCGTTTAAACGTTGCCTGCTTCCAAACTTTAAAAACAGTTCTTCTAACGCTGGTCGTGAACACCAGCAGAGACGCGGCGAATTCCGCAACAGAACCGTCTCGAAACAAATCACTCCCGTATATTAACCAATTTCAAGTTAATGGCAAGTGGGCTCAAGAGGTTAGCTGGCGAGTTCCACAAGAGGCACGGGTATCTCTACATTCACCATGCCATTTAGGGTTTCGATGATGGCCTTGATGGTGTTCCTGCCTGTGGCGTCAACGACACGGCCTCTCCTGCCACCGAACATGCCGTAGGTCGAATCGATGGCGATCGGGGCTCCGGCAGGGTACATGACGCGCAGACGGCTTTGCGGGATATGTTCCTTTCGCTCCTCCTTTTCTTCGTCTCTGATCCTCTTCCTGATCTTTGCTTCCTCGTAATCCTTGTCGAACTTGGCTTCCTGCTGCTTGATGAGGTCAATAATTGCATCTCGAAACGGGATAGGGGTGCCTTTCGTCCCGAGGATTCCGGCTACATAATCGCACCCCTCAAGCTTGGTCCAGTAGCAAGGGCCGACAACAAAAGCATAGCCTGGGATAAGCGGAAACCATCTGTCGATCGGCTTCTTCGTGCGGTGGTGAATGAGCATTCGGCGTTCAAGAGGCATATAGACCTCGAAGCCCTCCCGTTGCAGGGAAAGCTCGATGTTGGTGATACGCGGGTCTTTTTTTGAAGGTCGCTGGGCGTTCGGCTTCAGGCGGATTGCATACCAGTTCATTGTCACCACCCTCGCTTGAAGTGCTTCTCAGTCCACATAAGGGCTTCTTCGACACGTTCGATGGCGATGTCTCTGTCCCTAGTCTTAACGCCGGCGACACGGAGCTTTGCGATGAGATGGATACCCATGCTATTGATCTCCTCCAGCAGTCGGCCCCGGCTGTTGCCATTGACTGCCTCATAAGGAAGGGCTTTGGGTGCTGGGCCGAAAGGCTCCGCCAACATCTGGACGTAGCTTCCCGGTATTGTGGCCGGCTTCTGCTCCTCGTGATTAACAGCCTTAATTGCAGGTTTTACGCTCTTCTGCCTATCCCATGCGATAAGTTCCGCTTCATCGAAAAGCCTGCGCCTGCCAATGACGAGAGGGCTCGGGAACCCCATATCCTCCTGTCTCATCCATCTCCACAAAGTCATTTCAGATATTTTGTACCGGTCTTTAACCTGCGTCGCCGTGAGATACGTCTTGTTTGCCAACCTCTTGCTCGCTCCATCTTGGATGTTGCGCATCAGCCCGTCGATGACTCCTTCAAGTTCCTGGGTGTCTGCCGCCTTTGCCATTCTATGCCTCGTTATTGTGATGCCGACTACGATGCTGTTTTCTTTATGGAATTTAAAATTGTGGTGTGATCACGCCCACCGAAGATGCGGCCGATAACCACTGAGGACAGGTCTTTCCGCTCGTCAAAAACAGCGCGGACGCAAGCATGCCGGGGTGCAACAAGCGATCTTGTTCTGCGAATACCGCGGATATCATCCCACGTGACGCCGGGCCAATCGCGGAGAACATCCTTGACGATCAGTTCGACACTGCGGCGGCGGTCTCCTTCTTCTGGGAAGTCGCCCTCAAGCGGGATTTTCAAAAGATCGGCTTGCGCCAGTATCCGTGCCCTAGCGTCACTCAGATCAAGCTCCAGCTTCTCGGCGCGATCTTCTGCTTTGCGAAGCTGCTTGGCGATGTCGACATAGGTACGGTTGACCTGTTCAGCCGCCTTAAGCGCGCTGCTCAGATGCTTAATCCGCGTCTCAAGCGCGCTTATTGCTGAGCCGGTGACGGCGTTGATGTCAATTGCCGCGTCTTTCTCGGTCGCCTTCCCGCTTGCATTGCCGTCGGCGCCCATAAGGCGCTTGCGGATGCCCGTGTAATGGTGCCCTAAGCGGTTCGCTAAATCTGGCTGGTGGACTGTCATGGCTTACTCGCCTCATCACTGGTTACTGTGGCATGCCGCGGCGAAGAGCTTTTTCCAAGTCTCCGTCTTCCGGCCAGTCGATTGCGTAGGCCCTCCCCGTCAGAACGAGAAAGGCGGGCTTCAGTCTTTCGAAGAAGTTTGCGGGGTAAGGTGAAGGAACCGCCCTCACCCACTTGCCGGGGTGCAGTTGGCGCTCGACGCCAAACTGGCCGATCATGTCGGCAAGCCTATACATTCCCCACGCTGTCATTCTGCCGCTATCCTTTCCTGTCTCGGGGCGTAGACGCTTTGGATCGCGTAGAAATACCGAGCCTTCGCCGGCCACTTCCGCTGCTTGCATCCCGATACCCACGCTTCCTGATTGATGTTCTCCGCTACGAGATGGAGGTATTCCTTCTCGACGATCTGGAGTTGGCGTAAGGCTTGGTCGATCATGGCGCGTCAGCGTCCCGAACCTTGCCGATCAGCTCGAACTCGGCGACGCCTTCAGGAAGATCCACCTGAAGCATTGCCTGCTCGATCGCCTGATCTTCCAGTTGCAACTCGCCGTCATCTTCGAAGGCGATCGTGAAGGTGATCCTGATATCAGCGTATTTCTTAGCCTTGCGGCTTTTCGGTCTCTTGCTCATGACGGCGCCCTCATCCCTGCCGCCACCTCACGTAGCCGAGCTGCCATCTCTGCGCGGCGCTCTGGGCTTTCCTGCTGTTGAGGCTTTAGCTCGACGACGTTGGCGGCCTGCTGGCGCTGCTCGACACGCTGCTGAAGGGCGCGCTCGGCCTCGGCCATGTCTTCATAGGCGCCGCGGTTCAGCCAGGTTGCCGAGAGCGGCACAAATTCCTTGTCGCGCTCCTTCATGGTGCGGAAGAAGTATCGAGCTCCGTCTATGATGTCCTGCGGGCAAGCACCGGCTTTGATGTGTCTGGCGAACGCTTCTCGAGCGAGGCCACGGCCATCGGTGTGACGGGCATGCGGACGCCATACCTGTTCCCAGAATTCCTTGAAGCCTTCGGGCTCTTCTCTCATGCTGCGACCGCCTCTCTTGCAAAGAACCGCGGGCCGCCGACATGCTGGATGTGGAAGCGATGCCACGCGGCGTTGTCTTTTCCGGTGAATGCCGAGTCTTCAATCCACTTCACCCGGCCGACGCTGACGATATGGCTGCACTGGTCGATGAAGGGGATGGCTTGACGGGTATGCAGCCAATCAGCATCGAATAAGAGCCAAGTAGGCGCGATCGACTGGAACCGCAGGATCATGGGGTGAAGGAGTTCTCGGGTCCAAGGTGGGTTGGTGATGATGGCATCGAATTTGACGTGATCGAGCGCTATGCTGGTGAGCGCGTCAAAACCTGTCTCGATATCTCCGGAGAATGAACAGGAAAGGCCATTACGCTCCAGCTCGGCTAGAAGCTTGCCCTCTCCGACGCATGGCTCTGCAAACGTCCTGATGCCGCGAAGATGCGGGATGAGCGGCCACACTGCAGACGGTGGAGTCTGATAGGCGTCATTCTTGCGTCGTTCGAAATCGCTACGCTTTCCCATTATTCAGCCCACTCCAGCTCGACCTTGATCATGCCGGCGCGCTCAACAGGGCCTCGCGGCGCAATGGTGATTTCAAACTTGCTGTCATCGATGCCGATCGCCGCGGCAATGCCGTCCTGGTATGCCTTGCAGCTCGAAAGGATGTTGTCGGCATCACGAGCGCGTCGGTCAGGCGGGAAGAACGAGTATTTGACGGAAAGGCTATCGGCATCGATCTTGCCAATGCCGGCTTCCAACGTCGTGTAGTAGGCCGTGCGCTTCGCTGCCTTCTTGGCGCGGGCGAGAGATGACCAATGCACGCGAGCGTTCGGCGACAGGCGTTTATCTGGCCATGGAAGGAATATCTCGGCCATCATGTCCCTGCCCTCGCCTCACGCATTTCCTGGCGGATGCGGCGGTGACGTTCGCGCTGATAAAGACGGCGGCGCTCGTCCTTACCTGCCTTGTTGTATTCTTTCTCCCGAGCCGCATGGAGGACTGAATAGATCGTAGCTTCGGAACAGCAGAAGAAATCGGCTATGTCCTGCGTATCCATACCGGAGCGGAAGAGTGTGAGGGGATCGGTCATGCTGCACCTCGCCGCCGCTGCGCAGCGTTTTCGTAGTCGTCTCGGATCTCCTTCAGGATCACCAAGCGCGCCTCTTTCAGATCTATCTCGTGATGCGGCCGCATCTTGGGGCCGGCTCCGAACGTTGCGAGCCATGCGCGGGTGTTGTCGATGATGACCTGAATGGCATCACGCTTTTCTTCGAGGCTAGACATGTTGCGGAGCCTCGTATTTTTCTCGGAAGGAATCGAATACGGGCCGATCGACCGCCTCGAATGTCTGCGGCGTGTCGTCGAAAAGGCCATCGGCAGACGAAGTGCAAAGCCCGTTCTCGATCAGGAAGCGGCCAACACCAGTTGGGAACTTCACGTTGTCGCGCACGGTGAAATAGATGTAGTTCCCGCCGATACGCTGCGCCTCTTCACTCTGCGAGAACTGCCGGCAGAGAAGGCGGCCGCTTTTATGCAGGCGCTGGAACGCAACGATGATATTCTTGTTGAGCTTCCGTCTCTTCGGCTTCGTCATTCGGATTTCTCCTTGATCTCGGGGCGGATCCCCTGGATGACCGAAATAAGGTCACGGATCACCCAAAGCTGGATGTTCGTGGACTCTCTGGCCTGGATTGATTTCAGCTTGCGAAGCGTCCATGCGGGATTGAGCGCCTTCAGTTTTGGGAAAAGGCGATGCTCCATCACGGTCGAGCGTGTTTCACCCGGAGCGATCGGCCCGAGAGCCACCGCCATCAGTTCGCCGGCGATGCGCAGATCTTCGATAGCAGCCTCATTCACAAAGCTGCCGTCATTGTCAGCCGATATAGGCTTCGTCGGCGCCGAAACGCTCTTAACGTCGTTGATTAGCGCAAGAACCTCGTCGGTCGGCTTAAACCATTCCCCGAAATAGCGGCTGGCTTCCAGCTTCGAATGAATGAGACGCTCCGTCTCCTTGCCGCCGTCGATGGTTGCAATGACCTTCACCGGCATGGCGCAGTTGGTTTGGATCGCCGTGGCCCGCTTCGAAACATTGTCGGAATAGCCGATCTTAATCAGGCCATCCTGCGAGTCCTGCTGCTGAACGAAGTAAACCGTCATTCACCGTCCTCCTTAAGCTCGGGTGCTATGCGATAAGCCCAGCGCCGAGACGACCGCAGTAACCACCGCGCGAATGAGATGCGTATTCTCGCCGCCAAGGATAGCCGTGGCTCGTTCGATTGCTTCGTCATGTTTGCGCATCTCCTCTCGTGCAAATTGCAAGCCGCTTACCGCCTCGACACGGAAAAGCTCTTTTGGATCCAATCTCATTCGGGGCTCCGCATACCAAGTGTCCTTGGTTCTGGAGATCGACCACCCAAGATCGCGAGCTGCCTTGGTGATGCGCTCCTTCACGCTGCCGACATGACGTGGCGCGATGTGCTCTTTAAGCGCAAACTGGCAAAAGGACTCGACTGTAGACATTTCGGACTTCTCCGATCGTTGTTCCGACACTTCCAATCTCCTTCGGTGCATCTTCATCTCGTTCCAAGGAGAGACAGATGCACACGAAGCATTCTGAGAGAGACGAAGGGGCCGCTGCCTTTCATGCGGAGGGCGAGTTAGCCCCTTCGTCTCAGTCCGCCGCATCGGCGGGTACCGTTATTCAATTTCCAAATTCCAGCGCCATAACCGCCGCCGCCCTCCTGGCTCTGGAAGATGCGATGGAGCCCGATACGTTCGAGAGTCTGGGCTCCATCGCAGTACGCATCGTGGCAGATTGGAAGCTGCCGAGAATAAGCTGCAGGTCGGCGGCTTGGGAGGAGGCCATCGCCGACCTGCTACCGTCACGGCCCTGAAGGGGAGGAAGGCGCGTGCGGGTCTGAAAGATTGTCGAGGTATTGGCGTCCAGCAGGCGTAAGGCCATATCCGGAACCCGCTACTTCACCGTCTTCGGTCCAAAGCCCTTTGCCGAACTCCAAAAGTCCTTTTCTGGCTATGGAGCGAACAGAACGGCGGATGCGATGAAGCTCAACTCCACTCCGGCTCGCCGTGGCGCTGAAGGAAAGATACCCGAAGTCCTCTTGAGTTCCTTCCCAGGCTTTGAATACCTTGGCTTCAGTCGCGGAAAGGCTGATATCGCCCATCACATGCCCTCCAGTTCTGATACATGCGCGCGGCAGACATCGATTGCCGCCTGAGCCTTTGCGAGGAACCTTCGATCGTCTACGTGCCGGTAGCTGTCGTCGATATCCTCGAAGAGATGCTCTTCACCGTCTGAATAGGTGAGCGTGTATTCGGATATGCCATCGACAAGCTTGGTCAGGCGAAGGTTGTAGCCAACGTCTGCTGCCTGGATGGCTTCGGCGACTTTCTGGAGGAGACCGGTGGTCATTGACGGTCCTTCCTCTGCAAAGCCGGATATCTGCGACGATTGGCCTTGGGGGCTTGGCCGAGGAGAAGAGCAAGCGGGGTCGTGAGAAGGAAATATGCTACGATGCCGGTGAAGATGGTCATGCCTCTTCCTCCTCGCCTACCCGCTGTCGAAGGACCTTCAGAAGCCTAGGGATTTCGTCATTGGTGATGAATACAACGTCAGTCCTGCCGCCCTGGCCGGTGATCGACCACTCAGGCGATTGACACGGCTGGGATAGCTCTATGCCGTCTTCAGTGGATTGGATCTTAATGGGAGTGGTCACGCTGCACCGCCTTCTTCTTCGCACCAGCGAAGCATGTTTTCGAATTTCTCCGAGGGGGTCAGATGGCGGCCGCGCCGTATCGTTCTCGCAGCAATCATCAATGCCATTCTGGTACGTGGGTGCTTGTTGAAAGCCGGGTCTTCCATCATCTGATCGACAAGCAGGGCACACGCTTCACGAGCGGGGCTTGGGCCCGTACCGGCGTCAAATGCCTCTATCGCTTCGCGGAGAGCCTTTGCAGTGGAATCGCTCATTCGACTGGCTCCGGAAGAAGGGCGTTGAAGGGGTTGGGAAGGCGCATCCCGAGTTGGAACCCAGGTAGGATTTCTTGGGCGATTGCCAGACGAACGCCATTGGCGCCAACCTCTAGATCGTTCCCATCAGCAAGAGACGCCTGAAAATCGAACTGCGCGGCGTTGCCTTCTGCAATCTTGGCGCAGCGCTCACGCTCAGCGAGGATCGCTTTGGCTATGGCAAGCTCAACATCGAACTTGAACGGAGGCCGAGGAGGCATCGCCTCAACAGCTTCTGAAGCCGAATTGAGTATGTCAGACGGAAAGTCTGATATGCCGTTCGCGTCGAGGCGCTGCTCTTGTGTTGCTTTGTCCCAGTATGTCATTGGATTGCCTCCAGAAATTCCTTTTCAGAATTGCTACCGAAAGCCTCAATCCATGCCGTTTTCAGCAGATCGTGAGTGTTGATGTGGTCAATCAGCTTGTCCCAGACACCAGATTCCTTGAGCTTCCTGACGCGGTTTTCGCCCGCGTTTTTTCCCGTGAAATGCAGATCGTGCTTGGCGACATGGTTGGCATCGACGGCGCCCGCATACTGCGCAAGGAACAGATCGTCGCTCATGGTCCAGCGCCGGCTCATGCCGCCACCTCTTCAGAGGTCGTGCCGACCCGCCGCGGCGCGCGGCATTCAGCTATGAACACCTCAATTTTTGAAATCTCGTCTTCGGAAAGGAGACGGTAGGCTTGCCGATACCCACCAGCGCCATCGAGGATTGCCTTGACAGCCCGAGGTATTGCGACGTGCTTCCTGCGAATGTAGGAGGCATACTTCGCCGCTCGGTCGACCCGCATCTTGTAAGTCCCGACGACTTTAGCTTCGGGGCTTTTGGTTGGTGGGCGACGAAAGAACTTCCCGGTCCACACCGAAAGATCAACCAGCTCACGCAGGGCTTTTCCATCTCGGATGCCTTCGGCGAGAACGACCAGATCGGGGACCGCCTCAAACCATTCGCCCCGAATTTGGTACTTGGCGAAACGCTCATGAATGGCGCGTTCCATCTTCCGGCCGCCCTCAAGCTGAGAGATTATCTCAAGCTCTTCGTAGCTCCACGCCTGCAGGCTTATGAGCCTTGCCGGAGGGAAAACGGAGTGACCAATCTTGATTGGCCCAGCCTTCCCGACCGGGCGGATGAAGTAGACGTATTCGCTCATGTCCGCAATCTCTCTCTTTTGGCAAAGTCCACCGGTCTAACGGCGTTGCCCGACAGTTCCTGGATCTTGATGGCGAGATCGAGTGAAGGGGTTCTCTCCCCTGTCTCAAGCCGGTTTATGAACCAGCGCGAAACGCCCAGCTTATCCGCCAGAGCTTTCTGTGTGAGTGGTTGGCTCTTGCGCCAAGAGGTGAGTGCGTGTTCGTTTGCCATTTTTGTAGGTTGTCACATAGCCAACTCATATTCAAGGGGGTCTCGAAAATAATGTTGGCAGGCTGGCCGTCTACAGTTGGCGCGAAGGCAACTAAGATATGAGCATGGTTACAAGAATCGGTCCATCTAAGCCGTTCAGACATTTCCTGAAGGAGTGGCGCCAGAAGAAAGGCCTCACCCAGCAGCAGCTCGCCGATCGCTTGCCAATAGGCGACGACGGCAAGCCGACCGGGAAAGACCAGGTAAGCCGATGGGAGCGCAATGAGCGCGGCATGACGATGGACGTTCAGGCGGCGTTAGCCGAGGCGCTGAACCTGAGTTCTCCCGGAGATCTTTTCCGCGATCCCGATATGCCGAGCGCTGATGAATTGCTACGCGGCGTAGGAAGCGAAGACAGAAAGCGGATCTTCGCCGTGATCGAGACGCTGGTAAAGACCGGGACTTAAATCCGGTAGGCGTGGATCATCAGCGGAATCTGCTCGTCGGCAGGCCGAAATTCAATCTGCACTTTTCTCAAGCCTGGCAACTCCCGCATTAGCGCGCGCTCCAGCTCTGGAAGTATGTCAGTTAGTTTGGATATCTCGTCGGCTTTTTCGGCACCTACTGTAACTACGCCGGCCGCTGCGGCAATCAGGACTTCCCGTCTTGTTCTCATTGTTGCCAGCCCTACTCCCTCTTAACGCGAAAAAGGTATGCCTACGTAGACCTTTTAGCAACCATGAAAACATGTCGTGTGAATTTAGGGTGACATTGCATAACCCGATCGGACTAAAGTCTGACCCCGCGGTTATCACAGGTTGAACGCGTGTTCATAGCGTATATGTGAGCTATACCTACAATATCCTGTCAATGATATAGGATATGTCCTGCTCTTTGGTGGGATCGTTGTGTTTCCGCAAACCAAGAACCTCGCCGTCAAAAGACAGCGAGTTCCTGGCTCGGGAGGAGTAATCTGCTCTTCGGAGCCGACCGCCGCTTATCCCGCTACATGCCAACCTATAGCCGGTCGCATGTCTTGAGGTCTTTTTCAGGGGTTATCCTGACGATCTGGGCACCTCACCAGCTTTCGCCGCCAGAGACCCACTGAGCCTGATCGCAACCCGTTCCTTGCTCAAACATCAACGCACGACCGAACCGGATTCGCGTCATTTCGTGCGCTCTGAATGAAACTAGTTGCAATCTGAAGACAGTCTGGTAATATTACCACACTGGTTCGGTCCGCAAACCACTCTCACCAGTCACGCCCCGGAGCCTGCTAGCTCGCGGGGCATTTTCATTTCCCGAACAAGCTATCTCAAAAAACATCGGTTGTCTATACGCCAACTTTCTTTCGTTCCCCTCTTGCAATTGTGTTGGCTATGTGTCAACTTCTCCTCACACCACAGCGACGGCCAGCCACAAGCTGCTCCCGACCTGAGTGTTACCAACCGGACGTGCAGTTGCGTCTGACAGCTTTGAGGAGACGGCCATGTAGATCGCAGCTCGGGGCGAGCGACTTAGGACTTAGAGAAATCGACGAGAGTTTTGAAACTTACGGCAAGTGCGTTCCTGGGCATGAACTCAAAAGGCCCATCAATTTCAAGCGGCCAGCCACAAGCTGCTCCCCGCTCACAGCAAGAGGATACGGAAATGACCAAGGCGCTTTTCACCACGATTGAAGAAGCAACCGAAACCCTCGGCCGCACTGGTCGTACGTGGACGGCCATCAAGGTCAAGGGTGGCTATCAGGCCCGCATGAACTTCGGCAACGGTTTCCGCTTCGTCGAGCAGATCGACGTTTTTCACATCCTGGCAAACGGCATGTACCGGGTCGCGGCCTGATCTCCCCGCTTCAACACCAAAGAGGATGACGACCGATGAAATCGAGACAGGTTGAACGAGCCGAGTTCCGTGCAGAAATGAAGCGCGGCCGCCAGATGGCAGCGCAGCGTGGCCGACAGAACGCGAAGCGAGCATTGCTTGCTCGCCAGACCGAGCGCGAGAACGCCGGCTTCTATACCGGCCGTGGCGTCAACGCTACCCGCGCGCCATCCCGTTCTCGCGTCACTAGTCGCCGCATCAAGAAGGGCGTCGAGTTCGGCCGCATCATCAAAAAGATCGTCGGGCACCGCGAATTCTTCCTCCACGCGACGAAGGGTTGGCGCTCCCGTACCGCCTAATCGATCACCACCCCCAACCCCACCCTCCCACACCGCGCA